AGCTCATTATACCACTTCTGATAAGATTTTTGTTTCTTAAAGAAATCATCTATTTCATTTGGTTTATCAGCTACAAAAACCTTGTCAGCCGCTTCTGGCTTAGATTCCTTAACACCTCTAAGAACAGCTTCCCCTTCACGCTCCCAACCTGCAAAGATTTCGTCCAGAGAACGTTGCTCAGTGGCTAGTTTTACTGAGCCATCGTTTTGCAAGATATCAAAGTAAGGACTAGGCTTATCAGACTTAACTGCAGGCCTGATAGTGGAACGGCAACGGACATGGAATGGCGGTGCGGTTCGACCTGGTTCATATTCCTTAACAGAATGAACCTCGTGATTTTCTAATCTGCAAATCTCACTTGTACGACTGTCTAATACTGCTACGATTTCGTAGTGGTCGCCACCAAATTCCTTAATAGTATCTAGTGTTGCAAGGTTATTATAAAAGGTCGTCTCAGTTCTGACAAGCGTGTCTGCTCGATGATAGGCAACTCCTGTACGTTCAGAAAGAGCCCTAGCCATTCTATCAATAGACCAGCCACCTGTTAGGCCTTTATTGATTGTATCACTGATAGATTTATAAACAGCTGCATCATGCCCCCACACATTTGTTGAGAATGTCTTACCACTCCAGTTACTAGCCATCTTATGCTTAACTGCATCGACACCTAATATTGGATTCTCTATGATTCCAAAATGAGCCAAGTTCTTAGCTTGATGGATTTTACCTTTGATGTAGACGTCACTCAGAGTCTCTGTGACCTTGTCATGTATGCCATCTGGCTTCCCGTATAGTTCAGCTGTTAGACGCTCAATTTCGGCAAGCAAAGCCTCCTTGCGACTGATACGATGGCGATATCCCAAGGCGTCCAACAAAGGTGTCGGTGTGTCAGGATTTAAGGCCATCTCACGGAATCTTTCAAGGGTTACATGCTTAAACTCTCTACGCTCTTTATCTGTCAGATATTGCTTGGCCTCTGCGTGAGTCATTTTATTATCAACTGCATACCTGGCATAAAACTTCTCAATCTCAGAAACCAGCTGGTGTTTATAGTCTGCCAAGGATTGGCCAATCTGTGCCATGTACCTATCAGCAATTATCTGAGCGTTTTGTTCCTGTTGTAAAGCTCGCTCAGTCCAATACTCATCTATCTTTTTCTTGTTCTCGGTCGTCATGGTCATCCTCTACCTTTTTGAAATTGGTCTGAGAGTATGGTTCTTGTCCTTGTTCCTGTTGTTCTTTCAATCGTTTCTCAACCTCTGGTTGATACCATGGATGTTGTTCACGAATGCTTAGATCGTCTAAGATACCGATTGAGTTTACACAATCTTGAATAGCTTCAGACTCATTTGAAATGATGTCACGGTTAAAGACATAAGTAAATTTAGATGAATCAAACGCTACTCCTTTGTTAGCTGCATACTGTTCTACAAACCAAAGGAATTGCTTGATACCTTTTTGGAACTCATTTTCTAGCTCATTACAATCCAAATCAAGGTCTGTATAGCGCCATTTAAGAGCCTGACCACTCGCATTACCTAAATTATCATCTTGGGTATCAATGGCTCTTGCAGCCTCATACAAGAACTTACGAGAGCGTTCGATATCTGCTTCAACTCCACTAGTATCATTGTCTGCTTGTAGGGTATCTACACCACCATCACTAGAAACTTTGATAGAGCGGAACTTGTTCAGATTATTCATGAACTCGCCCAGGTCTGCACCTTGATAGTTTTTCAAAACATAAATCAACTTCGGCATATCTGCCAACATATCAGCATTAGTAGACATTTGAAGTTGAATATTATCAATCAAAGACTTGGTTTGAACTAAAAGACCGTCCTCATACTCGTTGTAACGAAATGGGATCAGAGGGACTTTCTCCCAGGTGTAAGGGGTCCGTGTACCGTCTGCATTGACATAATAAAAATTCCCCTTAGTCTCTTTAGAAAGTGGATTGAGTTCAAGGTGTGAACCTGTCCAGATATAATCTGTAATTCCTTGTTCGTCGTAGTATTCTACAAAGGTTTTAGTCTTCTTCACTCCACTTTCGTAGACCACTTGATTATAGACTCGCACAAAGGCAGATAGTTCTAAATGACGCTCGTCTTTCCAAAAAGGGATAATCTGCTCACTTGGGATTTTAAACAAGCGTAGACGGCCATTCTCGTCGTAATAAGGCAAGCCATAAGCTATCCCTTTTATCACTGCTTCCTTACCGAGTGACTTAATCGTAGATAAAAGATCCTCGTCAAACACGCTATCTAAAAAATCTTGTGATTTTTCTCCTTCAAGCGAGATTGTTGGTTTTTTAGAAAACAAATACCCGACCTTCTGGTCTACCAGCTTCTTAAATAAACCCAATTCAATCCTTGAGTTCGTCCGCCAATCCACATCTACTTTTTTCTTTCGAATATCTGTTTGGTTTCGGTAATATTCGTAAGCCTGTTTCATCGTACTTACTTTCTCAGAACCCTGGTGTTCTCTTATCTCAATCTCTAGTATTTCATTTTGGGTTGTATTCTTAATCAACAACCGCCTGATTAACCATTTAAACCAATTACTCAACATTTCTCCTTCTCCTACCAGAATGATATTCCTGGCTGTCTCATATCGTCTTCAAACGCATATCTTGTAGCGTCGATTGTGTGGTCGTTTACTTCTTCTAATTTAGGCTTGGGATTTCCATCACGATCAACTGCATAGTCGGCACTTTCGAACTCTCTTGCGATATTCGGTGTGCGCTCTGGATCTATCACAATGGCACCCAAATCATCCAACCAGCGCTCTCCATACTCCCTACTGTCAGGACCTTTCTTAGCACCTTGAACAAGCGGAATATTTAGCTGTAGTTTTAACTCATCAATCGACTTAGGTTCTGCGCTATCACAGGTTATCATCTGAGATTGATAACCTTTCTCACGGATTCTTTCAGCCAACTCACGGTTGCTAATCTTCACGCCATAAATCTCATCAATAGCATAGATAACACGTTTCTTCTTGTCATAGTGCCATCTTACAAAAGCCAAAGGGTCGTTAGCATATCCAAAGTCATTTCCTTGTCGAATGTTATCAAACCTTGCTATCTCCTCGTCTGTAATCTTGCGGAATACCAGATTTTCAAATGGTGCTACACCAGAACCGATAGCCTCACCCAAATACTCCCAACGATAACGCTTCTCTGAACGTTCTCTCGTGGCCTCTGCTTCTTCTATGAATGCTTGGGATATATATGGGTTATCTAAGTAGGTCGAATGGTGTACGTGGGTGTTAGGAGGCTGTATGACACTCTCATACTTCTTATTCACCCAAGACTGTTTTCTTTTTGGAGGATTGTAAGAGTAAAAGAATTTATAAAAAAGACCATCATCCAATTCTCCACGAAGAAGGGAGTTGGTGATTGTCTTTACTTCATCTTCAGTTTTGAACTCAGCAAGCTCTTCAATCCAGCCGATTGCGAATGGAAAACGGCTGTCTTTCAAGGACTTAATACGCTCTGGATCTTGTGCACCACGGAAGATAATATAATTTCCTCTTGGGATATAGGTTATCTTCAAAGGGGACTTATTAATCTTAAATAAATGACTAACCCCTTGCTCACTAATCGCCCATTTCAATTGCTCATAGACCGATTGTTCTAAGGTATTATCCGTCTTACGAATACACACGGCATTGACTGGATAGCGCATAATCAGTTGAATGATAGTGTGTCCGAGGTCGCTTGACTTACCAGAACCACGCCCACCCTTTTCAACCACATGTAAGATTTTAGGGTCTAACGCTGCACGCCACATAGAGTAAAAAGCCTTTGGGATAAATTCGCTCATTCTACGCTTCATCGCTAACTCCTATATCATCAACGAATTGAACAGCCGAAGACATCTCAATTTCTTTTCTCTCTAAATACGCACCATTCACTTTGAATATATGATCTAGGGAACGTTGTCTTTCTTCAATTGTCGGAGTAAATTCATAAGTCGTTTCCGATACCTCCACACCTTCAGCGGTCTTTACAGTTTTTTTAGAATACCCTTGTTGAGTTTCCCCTCTAGCAATACTAGCAGAGATTGCCAAGGCTTCTGCGATTGACATCGAACGTTCGTCAAAAAGTTCTTCAGTACGTTTTTTGATATATTCAGAAATGTCAACTTTTGTCAACAATCTTTGTCCTATAGACCTCGCTGTTTTATCAGAATACCCTGCTTTTATTGCAGCTTGTGTTGCGTTTCTGCTGATGATGTACTCATCTGCGAATCGTCTTTGTCTTTCATTCAATTTTCCATCACCACCTTTCAAAAAATCAAAAAAAGCCACACGATGTGCGACCTTCTTGCAAGGCGACTACTACCTTGTTTGTTAATTAGAAATCAATTTTCTGATTTATTTTTTTGTAGCCATTACGGCGATGCCCGGAATCGAACCGAAAAGTTTGAAAATAAATTGGAGAGAAAATCACTTTACGCCTGTCACCGCCAAAACGAGGCCGAAACCTCGGAAAAATATAATAAAAATAAAGGAGACGTCAATGAACGAAATAGAGGGAGGGACTCGAACCCTCAATGCCTTTACGACACTATGATTTCAGGTACCTCTCTTTTCAATTCTTGACACTACCATTCTAACAGATTTTAGACTTCATGCCTGTACAGTTACTATCATTTACTATCAATTCAGAAAGAATAATATCAAGCTCCTTTACTGCCTGTTTCTTTAAACGGTAGTAAGTAGGGGAACTCATGCCCCCCATGCTGTCACAGATATCATCAACGTACATCTTGTTGATGTAAGTCATTCTCAATACCGCCCTGTGCTTGGGATTTTTAAGCTTGTTGATCATTCGACCTAATTCAAGTTTTCTGTTAATGACCACTTTAGTATCCTGCTCTATAGCCTCTTTCATCACTACCAACTGAGTATAGACATCATCAACCTTTCTAGTCTGTCCACCTTGGACTTTGACACCTGACCACTTAGGGCTTGAGAGCAAACCTGCCTCGAGCTCATTGATTTCATCTATACGGCTTTGGATGTCCATGTCAAGGTCTTGTAATTCTTTCAATAGCTCTTTAGCCTTGTTCACTCTCTATCTCCTTTGTGATATAATAGTCTTTGCGAGAACTATTAGCTGAGACAGAGCGTGTCTTGGCTTTTTTGTTTACGTTATTGTCTATATTCTAAAATGGTTTCTCCTCATGTTCCATCTCCTCGATTAGCCAGTCAAGGTTCTTTCTGGCTTTCTTCAGGTCTTCAAGACCGTTTTTCTTCTGGAATCGCAGTTGATACTTCAAGGCATTTCCAAGATAAAAGCCTTTCAGCTGTTCTGGTGTCATGAAATTCCTTAAGGCATCGATAGATTCCATGCCAAATCTTCCTTGGTAGTGGCTTGGTTTGTTTACGTTGTCAATTATTTCTGGGTACATTTCTTATCCTCCAAAAGCTCTCTGTTTTCATATACATTTCCCACGACCTCGCAATCAGTATGTCGTAACCACAATTCACATCCGTGTTGCTTAGATTCAAGACGATATGCTCCTCCTCTATGTCTTACAACCTCGTAATAAGTCGGTTCAGAATAAACATCTTTAGCCATTTTGACTATGTCGCCTTCAAAGATAATCCTGCCACCCCTATCAACCATAGCTGTTGATTGCATGAGGACTAAATCTTCCGCTGAAACCATGTAAGTAATTCCATCTCCAATACAGTATAGTTCATCTTCTAGCCAACTGATGTGGTCAATTTCATTATCCATTTCTTGCTTTTTCTTCAGCCATGCTCTAAATCTTAGTTTCATTCGACAAATCCTCCTCTTTTACGAAAGTGCCATCAATCCATTTACCGTTAACTACCATTCAATTCCCCTTTCTATTCTTTCGACCAAGCATTCACTACAAATGCCATTTTGAAATACACAATCATAATTCAACTTGTCTTTCAAAAAGAAAAACTTTCCACAATCTTCACAACCTAACTTATTGTTCATTTGATTCTCTTTCTAAAGCCGTTCCGATTTTTTCATTGTAGTAACTCAAAACCTTGCTTTGGTTTATTTTTGTTTGTTTGATATTGTCTATAAAAAATTCCAAATCTGCACTCATTTCATCTAACAACTTAACAACCTTTAACTGATATTCCATATCAGGGACGTCAATCTTTATCTTGGACAATCTAGCTAATGATAAGCCTGGTTGATTACCTCCGTCTGCACAACGTCCTATTTCTTCACGCTTCATCAACAGCCAATGAAATAAATATCGCTTATCTAGCATTTCTTTT